TCTTCTTCACATACATACATATCTTCTTCTCCAGTGCTTGGTAAAGACATATGTGATCTTAGATCTCTATTATGAGGTATATTCTTAATATATCCTTGTTTATTTACAGCTACACCATCACCGTCAGGTGCTGTGTATATATGTAAATCTTTTTCTCCTTCACTAGGATATGCTATACCTACTTTATTATTGTCTGAAGATACTTTTAATCTAGACATTAATGCTGGGGACAATCTTATTTGACCCTCATCTTTTAATTTGATAGCTAAGCTATCTCCGAAAGAATTTAATCTTTCTACTCTTTTTCCTCTTAATTTCATAGTTAATTTTATTTAATTATTACTTCATTTTTAGTAAGCATCCATTGACAATTAGTAGGTTGATGACCTAAATCAATTAATATTGATTCTTCATCTTCCCATTCTTTTATATCTTTTTTTAAGCTGTAAATATATGTTATACTTTTTCTAAAATCTAATACTATTAATTTCATATCTACTGTTTTTTTTGATAAATTAGTTTGTCTTTGAATGAACTCTTTATTTGCTGTTACTTCTTTAGATAATTGTAATAGTGCGTTTTCTAAATTTTTTATTTGCTCTTGTAATTCAAGTATTTTTTTCATATCTATTGTTTTAGTTTGTTTAATAAATCTTACTACTTCTTTGTAGGTTTTGTCTATATCGGTTGACAATATGTGTCCTGATATTAATTCATTTACTTGCTCGATCTTCTCCACCACAGGCATTAACCAATCCCAAGAGGTGCCATAAGCTAATTCTTCTACCGCAACTCCATTACCATCAAAATATGCATACCAAGCATCTTCAGAAGTATCATCACCTAATCTTTCATGTGCCTTCCATATTTCAACTTCAGCATCCATAAATTCTGCTATTAATATATTATTTTCTTCCATAATTATTTAGTTTTAGAAATAAAAGATATTATAATTATTCTTTTATTTTAACTGGAGGTTACCAGTTTAATTATTAAAATTTATTTTTCCTGCTTCAAAGTATTCATCTACTTTGTTATGTTTTAAATTATCTAGCATACTAAGAACAAGACCGCTTTCACCGTCCCTATTTTTAATTAAATGCCAATATATCATAGCTTGTCTATGATCTAATGGATTAACTATAGGTAGGTTTTTAGAACCATATATTTGTAAATTTAACATATATGGTTTATGTGATATCATCACATAATCAGACCCGTGAAATACAGCATCCGATCCGAAAATATCTTTCTTCATTGGATAATGCATAGTGGGATTGCTCATTCTTTCTGCTTTCTCTATTTCTCTATTTAATTGACTTAATATTATAAACATACATTTTATTTCTTTTTTTAAGTGCATTAGCATTTTATATAATCTTGCTAATAATTCTCTTTCACTTTCTCTTTGTCTTCCTTTAGTTAGTAAAGTATGATCTAAAAGTACTACAGTACCATACTTATTATTTTTTTTCTTTTTTTGTTCATTTTTATGAAATTCTTTTATTGTTCTATAGATTTGTTCTATCCCTGTGGGACTATCTATATAATATATATCATATAATGATATATTTGTTTCTACTTCTTTTTTTGCTATATTATAATCAGCATCACTTAATGATTCACTTCCTGAATATAATTCATTAACTGTTTTATCCATTTTAGACGAAATTTTTCTACCAACTTGTTTCATAGCAAGCATTTCAAAATTAAATGATAAAACAGAAAAACTTTCTTCAGGATTACAATCAAATAAACTTGTTTCAAGTTCATTAGCAATAGAAGATTTACCAGCACCAGACATTCCAGCAATAGTTACAATTGTATTCCAATCTAAACCACCCATACAAGCTTTATTAAATTTTTCCCATCGAGTTAATAAGGATTTTTCTTCACCTTTTCTTCTCGAATCCATATATTGAAGAATTTCTACACCTGCTTCGCTAATATGTCTATATTGTGTCTTATTTAACTTTTCCTCCATAATCTACTTTTTTATTAGGGTCCTTATAATTCATTTCATCTTTTACATCCATATATATTTCTTGAGCTAACCAATTTTTTAACGTTTTAATATATGCAATGTTACCTGATGCTTTTTTTTCTCTTAAGTAATGTTCTACATATTTTCTAAGATTAGAAGCACTTACTTTTTTAGTTCTTATAATTGATATATATAATTTTTTTATTTCTTTTTTGCCTTCCTTTAATTTACCTTTTTTACCATTCATTCTTAATACCTCTCTTGGATATATAGAAAAGAATTCTTCAAATTCAGAATCATATATATTATTTGCTAAATCTTCTAAATTTTCATCATCCGCAAAAGGATTTTCTGATTTAGTATCAACATAACTATCTACTAAATCTTTTATAAATTTTATACATTTAAAAGTAGGACGAATAGAGTCCCACCAATCGAAAAATTCCATATCTATATCGATGTATCCTCTTTTTTGAAGTCGTGTAACTTCACCAAAAGGAAATGGAGTATCTTCGAAGTATTGTTTCAAACTTTCTGTTTTATTATAAACGAAACAATACATAATAAAATATTGGTTTATTGTTATTTGTTTATCAATTAATAAATTGACAAAAGGTGTACCAATTGCTATCATTCTAATTCATTTGTTTCAACAACTATTGCATCTCCAATTATGGGATCTTCTGACCCATAAATATATAATTTTGTTGCTTTTTTATTCACTTGAAGACCTTTTCTTTTACCATCTTCATTTATTATAAGTAATTTTTTATCTTTTGTAGATACAATTTCTATATATCCATCTACAATTTTTTGTAAAAATTCTAATGCTCCTTTTTTAGGGAGTTTAACAGCTTTTTCAATTTCACCGTTGCTTCTTAGTATTATCGCCATTTATTCTTGTTTTCCATATACAATGCTATTCAAAGAGATTAATAATAATATGAAATAGCCACATAAATCCCAAATGGAATCTAAAGTTTTAATAGTTATTCCATTGTTTTGTATACGGTGTAATTTATCATCTATTCTACAACACAATCCAAATTGTTTTGGATTCATAGTTTCCATATTTACTTTTGTAGCAAATATAGGTTCTCCTTGTGTAGCAGAATCACCATAATCTTGGTTTTTGGTGGAAAGCAAGTTAACAACTTGCTCTCCTACCTTTTTAATTTTCCATAAAGTTGAATTTCCCATAATTTAAATTTTAATGTCATCGACGGTATCAATCCATTGAGTTTGATAATCATCTTTAGTTCGTTTTTTAACCCATTTAACTTCTTGAGAACCTCTAACATATAAATTAACATAAATAGCAGTTTTACCTTCTATTAATCTTAATGTTCTACCAGTTCTCTGAATATTATCTAAAGCTTTAGAACTTCCTGCAGCACATATTCCTAACGAACACTCAGGTACATTAAAACCTGCATTTAAGGCCTTTACAGACGATATAATTCTTTTTTTAGTTCTACCATCCCCAAAGGATTTAATTGCTTGATTTCGCTCTTTATTCTTCATTTTACTATGAAATGTAACACATTCATCTCCTAAAACTTTATGTAATTCTTGGGCAAATATAATATTTTCGCTAAATATCAAAGCTTTTCTGTCATTAAATTTATCAACAATCTCTTTTATCACTGATATTTTATTCGATGCATTATAACAAATTTTCTTTCTTTTTTGCATCATTATATAAAATATATTAGCCCATTTAGCTTCTTCTTTGTCTTTAGAATTACGCCATTTTGTTGCATTTTCAAATGCATGCCATGACCCACCAAGATGTTTTGTAGCAACTATAAATAAATTATCTACTTTATTATATTCTTTAGCTTCTTCTGGTGTAAAACTAACACCAAGATTAAAAACTTTATAGTTAGATATTAATCCTAAATTTAATGCAGTATTAATATCTGTAGTTCTTACTATAGGTGCTATTGTCGCTAAAAATTTTTTATATTCAGAATTTTCAGGAGCAGTAGCTGTTAACCCATAGATATAATCCCAAGTATTATTTTCATAAAACTTTCTATATTCATATGATAATGTAGTATGTATTTCATCTACAATAACAAGTCTATAATGTTGATTAGTATATTTATATACAGTTTGAATACATTGAAATTCAATTTGTTTTTTATACTTAATCATTTTCCATTTTTTTAATTCATCATTCCATTCTCTATCTCTAAGATTTTCAGTCGGAACTATAATTAATATCTTATCATCAGGATTATTTTTCTTTAAAGCTTTTTCAATAGCCAATAGTCCCATTTTAGTTTTACCAATACCAGTAGCAGCAATGGAAGTGCCTTTACCTTTCTTATTAACCCAGGCTTCAAGATGTTTTTTTTGTTCTTTGTCTTTTTTATTCATTTTATTAAATTTTAAAAATAGAACAACAAGAAGGTACCTTATATCCACTTGCACAAGGTTCATACAATACAAGGAATTACCTTCTCGTTTACTTTACTAGCTAAGTAAAGTGTCTGTTCTATTTATGTTAAGGAGCTATAGTGACTATATCAAAAAACTAACTACTAAATTCATTAGTCAATCATGCATAGCTCCTTTCTAGTATTAAAATAATATAAAAAGAGGGCTCGCTTACGGAGTTGAATCAGGTACCTTAACTGACCCTCTAATTATATTATTAAAAAAAGGGTGCAGAGCATTACTGCTAGGTACCTTTTACTTTCCCTTTTCTTTAATTTTTATTTTAATAGTTTGCTTAATTTTTGTTGTAACTTCTGTATATATATTTTAGGCTTCCTTGTTAGCTTTGCATTTAAAATCTTTTGCATTAAATTACAAACTTTAATTTTTATTTCCATTGTTTTGTTTTTTAGTTTAACATTCATATTTCTTTATTATTTACTCCATTCTTGAGTAATCGTATAATCAACAACCATGTCAACATCTTTACAAATATGTTTACCAGCTTCTAACATAAGAGTTTCTTGTACTATTACCCAATCATCAGTAAAATCATCTCTTACTTCACAACTTATTTCATCATGAACTTGAGATACTATTTTAACTTTATCATGAAACTTATATTCATTTATATGTTCTATAATTAAAGCTAAAGCATATTTGATCATATCGGCTCCAGAACCTTGGATTGGCGTATTTTTGGAAGCTCGTTCTATTTCACCTAATCTAATCATTCTGTCTCTATTTGTCATTTTATCTAAATTCTCATGATCTTCAAACCATCTAATTCTTCTAAATGGTTTAAATGTTTTAATATAACCATTTCTCTTACCATAATTACCTAATGACTTAAGAAATTTTTTAATAGCAGGTAATTGATTAAAATATCTATCAATAAATTCTTTAGCATCCAATTGTGGTATATTTAGAGTATCAGCTAATTTCATATAAGACATACCATATGCCAAACCAAAATTAATAGTTTTAGCAACATCTCTATAAGATTTACCTCGTAAAAATTCAGGTTTATTTCTAACTCTACTTATATCTATATTAAATATTAAAGCAGCAACCATACCATGTACATCTTTACCTTCTTTAAAAGCTTTTAACCATATAGGATCTTGAGATCCTTGAGCAATTAATCTTAACTCTTGACCAGAATAATCCATAGTAACTATTTTCCAACCATTTCTGGCTTTAAAACAATTGCGATATTTATCTATAGCAGGAATATTTTGCATATTAGGCGCTTGATTAGGATTTGTTTTACTTCTTCTTTGTCCAGATGATACACGCCCAGTATTTAATATTTGCCAAAATAAAGTATGTACTCTTTGAGAATGTTTATTAAAATGTTTAATAAAATCTTTACCATAAGTAGTAACTAATTTACCTTCTTTACGATAATCTATAAGAGTTTTTATAAGAGGATATTTCTTTTGTCTTTTAAATAGTTCTCTCATATTAGTATTTTCAATTGTAGAATCTAACACTTGTAAAACTTTACTTACTTGAGTAGGAGAAGACCATAAAACAGATGTTTTCTTAGGTTCTGCTCCAAATAAATCAGTTTGAATACCAGGTAATACAAAAGATTGTAATCTAGGATCACTTAATATTAAATAATCTAATTCTTTTTCCTTTTCAATATATGATTTATCTGCTTGTTCTGCTAATTTAAGCCAAGCCTCTGTATCAAAACTCATACCATTGTACTCTATTTCAGCAAAAGCAAGTGCAGCTCTATTTTCAAGATTCATAATTTCTTCTAAATTATTATGTTTTATTCCATTATTTAATTGAAAATTTCTTAAAATTGTAAGATATTCTATATCTTTAGCACCATACTTTATTTGTTCTATAGTAAATGGTTGACCATTTTTAAGAGCTGAAAATTGACTACGAGTTGATTTATTTAAAGATTCTCCTAAATATCTCTCACACAGAACATTTAAAGAATAACCTACATTCTTTTTACCACAATGTATAACACATTCTGCAAGCATAGTATCCCATACATTTTTTAATCTTATTCCATAATTATTTAATATAAATTTATAATCAAATTTAACATTATGAGCTAAAATTAATTTAGATTCAAGAATCTCTTTTAAAGGATCTATACTCACATTTCGTGTATCAATCACAAATTGAGAATCATCATCTCCAATTTGAAACATTAGAATCTTTTTTGAATTCCAATCAACACCACTAGTTTCAGTATCTATTGCTAGTACATCTTTACTTTTACAATAATCTATAACTACATCCATAGCAGCTTCTGGAAATTGAGGTAATATAGTTGTACTTCCTACTGTATATATCATGATTTCTTTCTTTTTAATTCCATATCTATATACTCTAAAACATACTTAGCAAATCCTGTAACATATTTACTACCACCCCACCGAAATTCTTTTTTCTTATCTTTTACAGCTCCAAGATAAGCTTTTCTAAGACTATCAACCTCACCTTCTGTTATTATACCATTTATCCATTTCATATATCCCATAATTAAGTTTTTTAAGTTAATGACTAATTTGATTTGCTCCTGCTTCAATGCTTAGGTTCTGCGCAAGCAAGATTTAAGCAATATAATTTTCTTTTAAAAAAAAGAAACTGAAAGGGACTATTTCTAATCCCTTTCACTTTCCAACCTAAGTAATAATCTAAACATAAAGTATGTTGTAGATTATGTCTATATATTAGTATTATATCGGCAGTTGTTGTAACTCAATGATTCTTAGATAATTATATGGCAGTATAATAATAACCTTTATAATACAATACAAATATAATAAAAATATTTATCATTCCAACTAATATAAACGATTTATTTATTCAGTCGCTGTTTGAAATTGTTTCAAATCCATTTCTGGACCTGTAATAACAGGAGTATTATCAGACTCCAAGAAGGTATGTTTAACCTCTACTCCTT